GAGCAGCAAAAGCAGCTAAGTCTGGTTCGCCGAAGTACTCAATGTATTCTGAATATGTTGTTAACCTTCCAGATGATGATCCTCTTAGCCTTAAAACTGTAAGAGGATGGATAAAAGAAGTACAGAGTCAAATCTCAGCATATAGGACTGCCTGGAAAGGAGGTGACAAGAAGGCACCCGCAAAGATTGCTCAGTATCAAGGTTATAAATCCCAGTTAGAAGGCTACCTGAGATCAGGTAACTATACAAGTAACTTTCAAGGACCTAATATGGAGTCCAGAACAAAGTTTAAATGTATATCAATGGCATACTATCCTGATGGTAGACCGAAAAGAAACTTAGGGGTATGGTACCCTGATGTAATGAAAGAATGGACTATTGAGGATGATGATATGGAGAGAGCAGCTTACAAGCTTCCTCCTTACCCTCACGCTGGTCGAAATAAGAAAAAGAAAAAATGATGGAGTTTAGATATTTAAGTTTTAGATGGCTAAAGAAATGGTTTGATAAAAAACTAGAAAGGTCATTCCAAAGACAAGCTAATAGATTGTTTGAGAAGAGTAAAGTAGAGTACAGAGACGGGGATAACACATAGCATAAATATGTCTATACAAGGAGACAAAATGGCTAAGATTATTCCATTCCCAGGTATAGACCCTGAGACTTTAAAACCCTTTATGGAGTCTGAAGAAGAGCAAACAAGAAACTATTGTATTGATGTTGCTTTAGATATGTCAATAGGTGTCTTTAATAAACTAGATGTCAATCCTATAGCAGCAAGAGCGCTAGGAGCTGAACATCAAAAAGATATGGTGCTTATTCATGAAGCAATTAAATCATGTTTATTAAGAATGTACGCCCTTGATCATCCATTACAAAAGACGGCAAACGAGTTAGATTTAGAAAAACTAACAGATATAAAATTTCAAGACTAGTTGATTTCTGCATAGAAAGATACTATAATATAAGATAGTTATGATTATATGTGATTTAAACCAAACGATGATATCTAACCTTATGGCACAGATTGGTGGTCAGAAGGATGTAGATGTTAATGAAGACCTTTTACGCCACATGGTACTAAATGCCATACGAGGTTACATTACTAAGTTTGGTGATAAGTATGGTGACTTTGTTATAGCAAGTGATGATAAACATTATTGGCGTAGAGATATATTCCCTTACTACAAAGCTCATCGTAAAGCCTGGAGAGATCAATCTGGTATGGATTGGAATCAGATCTGGAGTAGCTTAAATGCTATCAAAGATGAACTCAAAGAAGTATTTCCTTATAAGTATATTCATGTTGACGGCGCAGAAGCTGATGATGTGATTGGTACTTTATGTCATACTCATGGAAGAGAGCTTAACACAGGCGAACCTATACTAATACTTTCTGGTGATAAAGACTTTATACAATTGCATGTTTATGCTAATGTAAGTCAATATGATCCAGTACGTAAAAGATGGATTAAGCATAGTAATCCTGTTGAATATCTAGCTGAGCATATACTCAGAGGTGATAGAGGTGACGGTGTACCTAATGTACTATCTAAAGATGATTGTTTTATTAACGGCAGACAAAAGCCTTTACGAAAAACATTTATTGAAAAGGTAGGATTAAAAGATGACCCTGAACTACCTAATGAAGAAGTAACTAGAAACTATTTAAGAAATAAACAGCTAGTTGACCTGACTCAAACACCTGCAGACATTCAGCTAAATATATTAGAGCAGTTTGAAAAACCTGCCAATTCAAGAGATAACTTATTTAATTATTTTGTTGATAAAAGACTAAAAGGTCTCATGCAACATATTGGAGAATTTTAATTATGGCAACATTAGGTGTATTCGAAGTGTTAGAGGAGACAGCCAAGCAAGGTACTACTGCTAATAAAGTTAAGTACTTACAACAGAATGAGAGCTTTGCTCTTAAGACTGTGCTTCAAGGTTGTTATCACCCTGACATTAAATTCCTTTTACCAGAAACAGTACCCCCTTATAACGAAGCTGATGGTACTCAAGTAGAGACTAGATTTCTTTCTATGGCTAAGAAACTAGATATTTTTATCGAAGGAGGAAGACCAGTTAGATCTCAAACTCAAAGAGAAATTTTGTTTATTGAGCTTAGAGTCTATTCATCCTAAAGATTCAAAAATACTTATTAACATGGTTAACAAAAAGAACCCTGCTAAAGGTATTACTAAAGCTCTCGTTAAAAAAGCCTTTCCTAGTATATTACCTGAGTAATGTCATCTAGAGAGGAACACCAGTACTTTGACGAGTATACTGGAATAAAAAATCATTCCAATAGACTCAAAGGCTGGTTTGCTCCCATTCATGAAACTAAGCTAAGAATTAATTATACTTACTATAATAGTCCAGAAATAACTCAAAGGATTATAAACTGGTATAACAAGATAGATCCAG